GTTCGTATGCCGAATGAACGGCAACGCCATCAACAAAGACCGCATATCCGATAGATGAACGCAAGTTGCCCGTTTGGTCATGGAAACCGATTTCCGGCGGGACTTCACGCGCATGTTTCACACACATTTCACCAAGCATTTGCAAGCGTTTGACTTGCGCCTTTTTGATGGCATCAAGGAAAGCATCGCAACGCTTCTTGACATCATCGCGTGTGAAGTTCGGTGTTATAGCCATAGACGCGCATGAAGTTGGTCACGCTTGAAGTTCAAGCAACACCCGGTGATTCTGACATCGGAACATTCCGCATCATTGGCGACAACTACATTTGCGCCAAGTTCAACATCCGGGCATGATTTCGGCAACTGAATCAACGATGTAACCTTGTGGGCGATGCCACCGACTTGTATTTCAGTCCCGCGCCCGTCCGTTTCTTCCCTGCATTTAGAAAGTAACGTGTTGGTCGGTGTCCCGGCCACAAAGTCACCATCTTCATTGCGCACGGTATCGCCGGGCGTTACAAGGAAAAGGAAATGCGGATATTGCTTCACGGATGCCATTATTACCAAATGTTTGACTTGTTACGGATTTTCGGACGGGAAAACAACACATTTTCTTTGCCAAGTTCGTTGCATAAAGCATTGTAGAACAATTTGACCGCATCCATGTTCCATGAAACGGAATATCCGCCCTCTGTCACATTCTGCGTTGTTCCTTTCAGCACGATAGACATGCGATTGTAAACCGCATTGTCGCATCGTTCAATCTGAACTTCGTTGTCGGCTTCGATTCCGGCTTTCAACAAGATAATATCAATGTCGGATTCCGAAATGTTCAAGCCGTTCAAGGCTTTTTCCAAGTATTGTTTGTTCGTCATATCGTTATCGGGAAAAGGGGCGGGGCGGCATTGCATGGGCTTTCAACTCCACGCGCCGCCCGCGCCGATTAGTTCTTGTTCCAAGATGTCGCGTTCGTCTGCATAAGAACGGAACGTCCGGCAAGATTCCATGCGGGGAATGCGTTTGCAATGCCCTGCGTAACCTCTTGGACGGGTTCTTCATTGCTGAACTTCTTGACAAGCGTATGTCCGTGCATGACCTTTTCAGCCACCGAACCGGGCATCTTCTTGGCATCAATTGGTTTCTTCCACCAAGTGTTACCAAGGACTTTCGATTCGCTGAACAGAATCACATCATCCTCGAATGGGTTGCCCGTCTGACGTGAACCGTCAGCAAGTTCGATGGTGATGTCTTGGTCGATGATGACAATCTGCAAGCCCTTGAACGTCTCTTTCTTCTTGGTAAGATAAGCGTTCACGGCTTCAAGGCTTGGGACATCCTGCGCACTTGTGATGTTCTCCACAACGGTTGCACAACGCTTGACAACTTCTTCCTGCATGGCAAGTTTGCCGAATGTGTCAAGGTTCATAAACGCGAACTTGTACTTCGCGCCGTACAACTGCTTGCCTTTCTTCAAGGCGGCGGGGAAATCAACCGACAATGGCTTGCCGGATGTGCCGGATGAATACGATGTTGCAACGCCGATTTTGTTATCCGATGGAATCAGATAATCGACATTGTACTCACTCACGATTGCCGCATTGTTGGATGTGGTGAAAGTCACCTTGCCAAGTGAAATTTCTTTCAAGGCAATCCATTCAAGACGGGCGGCAACGCCATCCCAACAGAACTTGGTGTCCTCTGCCCAAAACTCGACAAGCGCGCGCAAGTCGGGGTTGTCGGATGACAAAGCGACCATGATGTCGTACTCTGTCAATTCGTCCTCGTTCTTCTCGCGGGCAATTACAATCTTGGGGATGTCACCTTGTATGCGGGCAATGGCTTCACGGGTCTTGCGGGGGATGGTAGAACCGCGTGACACAAGGTCGGCGGCAATCTTCAAGCCTGCTTGGGCTTCAAGCATCTTCCAATCAAGACGGTTCGTTTCTTTAAGGGGGAACAAGGTAGGATAATAATAATCCTTCAAGTCATAGGTGTGGATAACCGCCGACATGTCCTTTTCGTTCAACCCTATCATTAGCGATTTCTGCATATCTTCTTGATGGTGTTAATGGTTAAACATAAATGATGCCTTTCAAGGCGGTCTTGGCGGCATCGGTTACAACCGGGGCGTTGCCCTCACGAACTACACCCATGACCCACGCATCGACAAACAAGTTGGTGTCGGCCTCGACATCCATGTTTGAACCTGCGATTGCAACGGGGGTGTTCTTGACGGTCTTGTTAGCACCCGTTGTTTGGAAAGCAACCGCGCCGGCTGTGATAGCCGCGCCGATGGTAGTTCCAAGGGTGATAACGTCCTTGGCGGCATTGGACTTGTCAATCGCGGTAATCTGCTGACCGTTGTTGTTACCAACGGCAAAGTAATCACCAACCTTGAAGTGATGTCCCTTTGCAACATCGTATGTGGTTGCGTCATTTGCGGCGTTCGTCAAAATCTGTGCGGTCTTGCAGACCTCATACAGACCATTTGAACCTTTCGCAAGGGGCGTTCCCTCAAACAATGCCGAACCGCCAAGATTTGCCACATGTACGGTCACGCCGCCGGGAATGTCTGCAATGCGGTGAAGAATACACTTCACAACGCGATTGTCCTTGCTTCGTTTGATTGTAAGTGACATTTTGATTCGGTTTTACTTGTTAAACTTCTTTACCCGTGAACGTATCGCCACCGGGCTTCAATGATTCCACATAGGATGCAACGCCTTTTGAAACGCCGTCATCGCCTTTGTTTGCAAAGAAAGGTCGGCTTTCGCTCGACATGTTGGAATCGGCGACACGCTGATTTGCGGATTCAACATCGGTCTTTGTCTCGGTCAAATACTCGTTGAACGCATTGTCATCGTTGAACGTCATGCGGCCAAAGTCTTTCAATGCTTTCGCCTTGAATGCTTCATCCTTGCAGCCGTTCAAGATTTCGTTCAACTGCTTCAACCTTGAATCAGTAACAGCACTTGCGCGATAGCCCGCCAATTCGTCTTGCAACGGCTTGACTGCATCGGCAATCGCTGACTTGACCATTGCGGCAATGTCGTTCGGGTCGTGCTTCTTGGTTGGGTCATCGCCGGGTTCAACAACCTTTTCCTTGAAGTCGTACTTCTTGCGCAAATTGCTTTCATAGGTCGTGTTTGATTCGTTGACCTCTTTGTCCACATCGGAACGATAGTCCTTGATGAAGTCGTTGACTTGCGCATCGGTCAACTTATCAACAATGCCTTTCGCTTCGTCATCGGTTGTGGCTTGTAGGGCAAGAACGCCCGCCAAGACTTTCAAACCGTCTTTTCGCACGCCCGAAAACTTTGCAATCAGTAATGCGAGAATTTTTTCTTTCATTGTTCGTGAATTTAATTGTTAAACTTCAAATCGGTGCAAAGATAATCATTGTATTACTATAAAACACGTCTTTTTTGCCCATTTTATGCTTGATTTATCAACATTTTACAAGAAAAATGAAAAATTTTTGTGTTTTTTTCTTTGTTATATTAAATAAAACTTGTATCTTTGCACCGTGCAAGTGAGAAAATGCAACAAGTATCACAATAGCACACCAACAAAATGCAACGTCAAACAATTAAAATTTCGCAACAATGAAAGCAATTATCGCAAAGGACAATCAGTTCAACACAATCGGTTTCCAAGTTGTAACCGATGCCGAATCAAACAACGTCATCTTCACTTGGGGCGTTACCCCGAATGTCGCATTCAACTTCGTCAAGGAAATCAAGGTTGATGAAAAGGAAATAATTTCATTGGTCGTTAAGCAAACCAAGTTGCAAGGTCTTGAAACTTTCCACATGCGTTTCTTCGATGTCTGCATCAAGAACCAATGCTTGAAGAAAGCCAAGGACGGCAAGGGTTCAATGCCCGTCAACTTTGAGGAAATCGACAACGAGATTTCACAATTGAAGCGGGAAATCGCAACCAAGATTCAGACTTTCGCATAATATCAACCGGGGGCGGGTTCGCCCGTCCCCACCATCCAAGAAAATACATCTATCATTCTATAATCTACAACGAACATGGCAACAATCAAACAAATCACCAAACAGATTGAAACGGCAACCAAGCGCATTGCCGATTTCGACCGCAAGATTGCAATGTACACCGAACGCCGGGACAAGGCAATCGCCGCCGCGAATAAGAAGTCCGGCTTGAACATCTGTGTTAATGACATCATCGTCAAGGAAAACACAAATGGCCGCTACACTTGGAAAGAATATTCATTGCCCGCATCCATCCGGGATGCCATCGGCTTTGAAGCATCGTTCAAAATCACCAACGCTTGCGACTACATCAACGACAACACCAAGAACAAGGGCATTGAGGAACGCAACCTTGCCCGTCTGCAATCAGAACTTGCAGAACTTGAAGCAAAGGCCAAGGCGGATGCCGACAATTACGACAACGCCCTTGAAACAGCCTTGCGGGGTGCAATGTCCGATTTTCGGGATGTATGGTTCGACCGCATGTTGAAATGGTTCGGCAAGCATTACGACATCATCAAGGAAAGAACCCCGAAAATGACCGAACGCCGCCGCCGTGCGATTTCCGCCTTGCAATGGTTCGACCGTTACGGGACATCATCAAAGCATCGCCGGACAATCAAGGTTCTTGAAGCCATCAAAGGCCGTTGCAATGAAATCATTTATGATGAAGCGAACAATTATGCAAACCGGGACTTCTACCTTGCAGACATGAAAGAAGAACTTGAAAAGTCATGGGAACAAGGAATCGTCAAGTTGACCAAGAAATGCCAAGGGTTCGGCATCGACCAAGCAAAGGTTCGTTGCACCCATTGCGACATGACTGCCAAGGGCTTTGAAACCTACATCGAAGATGGTCAACCCCGGTTCATTCATGCAAGGGTGATTTGGGCGGCGGAATACTCCGACTTTGTTCAACCCCACATCCGTTATTTAGTGACCGAAAGAACGGTCAAAATCGGCTAAATCAATGGCAAAATGCCCCGGAAATGTTAAAAATCACCTTTCAAGTGAAAATTTCCGGGCTTTTTGCTTGTTTTATTAAATATAATATGTACCTTTGTAGCACTATAATACATCTAACATTCTAAATTTACAAGATTATGACTACAAAAAAGTATTTCAAGACAAGGCAAGAAGCAAACAAGGTTTGCAAGGAACGCCAACAGACCAACCCGGCAATCAAGGTGTGGAAGATGCCAAAGGGAACAAGACATTCCGGCCAATTTGCCGTTTGTGACGAAATGACATATTTGAACACTTACTAAACCCCGAACGATTATGACAACGAACGAACTAAAAAAGGCAATCAAGAACTTGGTCGAAACCAATTACATGAACAAGACCGTCAAATTCGATGACGATTGGAAGTTCCGCGTCAAGGGTTACAAAATCCGCGAACGCAAGAACGCCATCCCACGTTATGAATTTGAAGATTACGGGGTCGATGAAGATACAACGACTTTCATCATCTGTGAGTTTTGGGACAACAAAGAAGAAATGGATGCAACGGATGCCGCTTGCGTGTTCTTCACCCTCAACAACAAAGGCTTGATTGGAACGGCGGATGTTCCTTTCGATTGGGACGTTCAAGGCGCAAATCTCGACCTTGCCCTTGCAATGGAAGATGAAATCATCAAGGTCAATAAGTAAATAACCGGGCGGAATGCAACACCGCCCACAAATCGCAACAATTATGGCAACAATGACATTGAAAGAAAGAATCGAATCCCGCGTTGAATTTCGCCGGGTTCGTGTCGGTCGAAAGACCGCGTTTGACGCATCGGCATTCATTGACGGTGTTCTGTATGAAACGACCAAGGCAACCAAGGAACTTTGCGTTGCCGACCTTGTGCGCAAGGCTGAAAGGAAAGACGGAATCCATGCCGATTCAATCCCACCATGCCCGGAAAAGCCAATGAACGATTATCCAATCATCTAAAATGCAACGATTATGACAAAAGAACAAAAGGCCGCGTTTATTGCAGAACTTGACGCAATGACGCAAAAACAAAGACATGCGTTTCTTGACAATCTGATTCGCACGGAACAGAACAAGCGTGACTTGCGCTTGAAGTTGTTGGCCATCCTTGACAACTTCCAATTCTCCTTTTCACGCGAATTGTTCATTGATACCAACGGCAACCATGAAAGGGTTGTTGACTTGATTCTGAAAGGCAAAGTTGAACCGGGACAAAGCCTTGAACCGGGACAATCGGGCGTTGTGTTCCGATATGCCTTTGAAAATCCATCAAAAGAACACTATTATGAATCGGATTCCGTTCTTCTTGACCGGGCGATTGAATGGTTCGGTGGTGTTATAGAGAAAAGCGAACGTCTTACATCCGGGAATGTCAGCCACCAAGGGGCGACAATTAGGGCTTTCGCCAAGAACTGCGTTGAATTTATAAACTTACACCGAATGAAGAAATGACAATCGAAGAATTAAGAACGAAAACAAATGAGTTGGAAAAGGGCATTGAAGCCCTTATCGAAACATTTGAGAAAGAAACCAAAGTCCGTGTTTCGGATATTGGTTGCACCGATTATGAAGCCGCATCCGGCTTTGCGCATTATCTAAAAGTAAACGTAACAATCGAAATAAGATGAATGAACAGAAAAGAAACATCTTCATCATACATGCGTATGACTTGAACGAACGGATTGACGAATACAAGGCCATGTTCCCGGATTCATACACCGATTTTGATGCCGTCAAAGACGCGCTTCGTGAACACATGGATGACCCGGTTGGCCAAGTTTTCGGCATTTCCGTTGCATCCGATTGGCTTGACAAGTGTTTTGGTTTTGAAGTCGAAAAGCAAACACCAAAGGCGACACACTTCACTTATTTGGGTATTTGGAAAACGTAATTCCGACACACATGAAGCCAAAAGGAAACGGATTGATTGAACTTGTTGATGATAAATCGCAAGATTCGGGGTTCTTCTGCATGAAGTTGGTCGGATTCCTCAATAAAGAAAGGAACGACCAAGGAATCATCCCGCCCGATTTATGGGAAAAGCGGTTCAATGAAGCGAAAACCGGGGTTTGCTTCTACCGTAATACTTGCCCCGTGTACGAAAGGACACGAAAGGCGCATCCGATACAACCACAACAATTGACATTTGATTTTTAACAGCAAAGAACAATGAACGAACAAGAATTGAAATCACTTGCGGCCAAATACAATCTTGATGCCGCATTCGTTGGCCAACTTTACGACAAATTGACCGACAAGACAACCATCGAAAAGGCGTTGCGCATGTTTGTTGCCGGAACGCTGAAATTTGACGTTGCGACCGGGAACGACCCGATTGACATTGCGGCCATCCGCAAGGACTTGGCCGGGAACTTCCAAGAAGTAAGGAAACGCACGGCGGAATTTATGGAAAAGCAAAAGGCCATCCATGAATATTATGCCGGGTGTGAAGCGTTGTCCCGCAAGGTCAATGGCGCAATCACCGACACCGTGTTCATCAACGATGGAAAGATTGTCGCCTTTGCCCATTACGAACCCAAACAAGGCGGAATCTATATGGCGGACAATGAAGTCATGCCCGCGTTCAATTGGCAACCCCGTGAAGCCTTGAAACGCTTGCGCAACCTTGACCGCCAATTGTTCAAGATGGTCAAGAAACATGCAACCAATGAACCGTTGTCATTGTTCATCTTTGACGAACGGACAATCAGAAAGGACAAGTGACATGGAAAAGAAGTATATCATATCAGACACCATGCAATCGTTGATTGATTGGGAACATATCATGCCGATGGATAGATACGCGGGCGGACATGATGACCAAATGAAAGGGTTGTACAAAGGTGCAAAGGTAATCGGACACTATAACGAAAACGATTATCAAGGAATGGTCGCAACATGCGTGAAGTTGCCGGATGGTCGCTTCGTGATATATAACGACTATTACGGTTCATGTTCCGGGTGTGATTCTTGGGAAAGCGCAACAGACGATGAAGTCCGAAAGTTGTGCATTGACCTTGCAAATGGTTCTTTCATCTTCCAAAACTTGAAAGATGTTGTCGAATATCTGAAAGCCGCAAGGGATGAAGTGAAAGACATATCCGGGGAATATGTGGCAAGTTATGAATGGCAACGATGCGGAAAGGGGCTTTTGGATGAAATAGGCCAATATCTGTTTGGTTGCGCACTTGCCCGCATGGGTTTTGTCTTTGTGGAATCAAGCCCATACCCAAGGAAAACGATTTTCAAGCATGAAGAATGGCATCTTTCCATTGAAATTCAAACATGCGGCGTGTTTGTCGTGTCCGTAATGGGTGAAAACCGCGAATGCTTTGACTTTGATATGTCATCATTCCCGGATGATTTCTATCTTGTGGATAAACTTTCGATGATATTTACAAGGAAAATCGGTGAATCCATCAAAGAAAAGATGACGAATAATTGCCGCGATGCGTTTTACAATTCAAAAATCAAACATTGATATGAGCAACGGACAAACAATCTATCATGTACAATTCAAGGAATCCGGCGAAAACCATTATTTCGGGTCAATAACCGCGATTTATGACATTTTCACCGTTGAACAAGTCGGCGTTGCCAAAACAACCCTTTGGGGATATGGTTTGACACACGTTCACCCATACGAAAACCGAAAGTGCATCATCCGAAAGGGCGTGTTGCACCGAAAGAAAGGTAATCGGGCAAAGTAAGAAGAAAGGGGCGGCAAATCACCGTCCCTTTCATCGTTATTCAACAGACATCCCGAAATATTCACGGGCGTTGTCATCTGTTTCTTCAATAGATTCGCATGATTCCGGCATGATGTAGGCACAAGTGAACGTCTTGTTCTCCTTGATTGCTTGCTTCAACATCTTCACGGCCTTTGTCACGTCCGGCATTCGCCCGTTCATACCGTGTTCAACGATGCCAACCGCAATTTCTGTTTCGACACCCATTCTTCCGGCATAAGCCCATGCGAACACTTGTTCCTTTGTCAGTTTGTCAACCGACTTCACACCGCACATTTTCAGATAATCGGCGATGTTCTTGCAATCTTGAATCTTCATTTCCATCTATTTTTTAATAATTCACGCATCTTTTTATATGTTTCCGGGGCAAGCAACTTGAACAAATCGTTCTCCGACCAATAGTTTTCGGACATGTGGGCGATAAATTCCGCCATCTGCTTGTCTGTACTTGCGAAATATCCCGCCGAATGTCCGCCCGGTGATATGTACTTGTGTCCGGGTGTTGCCGCTTGCAGACAATCGGACAACGCGCCCAATTTTTCCTTTTCGTCTTGCGTCAACTTCCACACACCGCCCTTGTTCTTGATGTATTCCGCCAACTTTGTTGTGATGTCATTCTTGGCCATTTCTGCCTTGAATGATGCGTAAACATCCAAGAAATCCTTGTCCGAACGCCATTTCATCGAATGGTCTTGTGCGTGACCAAATTCGTGATGAACAAGGCCGGATTTGAACCAATCCGAATCGGTCATTCGCCGAACATTGTCTTTGTCTGTCATCGAAATGCAAACATGATGGTATGCGGGCGAATGGAACGCGCCCGAACCCTTTGTCAACAACGGAATGAAGCGTTCCAAGGAATCCCAAAACTCCTTTGTCGCCATCTTGTCCGTGTAGTTCGGAATCTTCTTTGCAATGGCGAATATCTGCACGGGCATCTTGTCGGACAACTTATCAAGTCCAAACGCAATCGCTTCTTTGCTTGTCGCCAACTTATAGATATTATAGGCGTGTTCGATTTCATTATAAACGGACAAAACACCCTCTTTCGTATCATAAGCGTTGATTTTCTTGATTGCATCGTTGTATGCCTTGCGCCAAGCGACCGGGATTTTGTCAAGGTCTGCTTGCTTCAACGCTTTCAGTTCTTCAAGTTTGTTCACGGTCGCATAAACCGCCCTATCTTCCGGCGAATTGTACTTCTTTCCGGCTTTTAGGTATGATTGCGCCGACCATTCACTTTGCATTCCGTTTTGACGATACGCACGAACCCAACGAACCATTGAATGCGTTTCCGGGAATGTCCTTTCAACAGCATCGCAAAATTCGTGCCATTGGTCAACCTTGGATTGTTTGGCCGATGGTTCGACATATTTCATGGTTGGCGTTGTAATGGGTTCGTAATTGCCCGCTTGCTTCTGCAAGATGGAATCTTTCAACGACTTCAACTTTGAAAGGAAATTCCGGCCATACATCGCCCAATTTCGCTTGTCCCATACGTTGCCGGATGTAACCATTGCAAGGGCGTTGTCAACGTCCGTGAAGTCAATCTTCAACCTTTGGGCATCTGTAATGGCTTGGCGGGCATCTGCAATGAACGTGTCGCGCTCTCCTTGAACCTTTGCAATACGGGTTTGCATTTCCGCGATTCCTCGTTGTATGCCGGGGACATCCCGCTTGTTCAAAGGTTCGTCAATCGGATATGAGTTCAAACCCCAATCGGTCGCATCCTGCTTGATGGTCGTGATTTGTGGCAATAGCGCATCAATTTGTTGTTGAACCGGGTCAACCTTTGGCGTTTGCTGCATTGGCTTCGTCTGCAAGGATTCTTTCTTCAATCCTTTCGACAAATCGCCATCAATGAAGTTGTCCCGAATGAAATAAGGCGTTGAAGCCCAATTTTCTTGCGCGTCAACATGGTCGGCGACCCAATCCTTGAAGCCTTGTGGAACGTCCGTGACCTCGTTCTTGGCTGCTTGCTTCTGATATTCCTTGCCGTGCAAGGCTGTTTTCAAGTCCGCAAGTTCGTTTTTGTCGAATGTTTCATCATCCATCAAGATAGGAACACAAACACACATACATTGCGGATGCCACCCGGTGAACTTGAACGTCTTTGGGTAACGTCCGACAAGGCGTTCACACAAGTCACACTTGCATTTCGGTTCATGGTTGGAACGGCGGACTTCAAAGCCTACAACGAAATCAAGCGTTTGCCATCGTTGCCAATCGCTTTCACGGTATGCCATATTGATTTCGGTTCTTGTCAGACGTTGCGCGTTCTTCACGCTTGAACGATAGACACCTTGCCCCGGATGGAACGCCCTTGCAGCCTTTGAAAGTTGCAGATTGCCGCGTTTATCCCGGACACGCCGGAAAAGGCGGTTCGGTTCTTTCAAGTTCTGCTTGACATCCCTTGCCAATTGTTGTGCGCTTCGCCCCTCTCCAAGTCCAACGTCAAGGGCGGTTTCCAATTGTGTTTTGTATTGGCCAACCGTCCGCCATACACGTTGCGACAAGTCCATCCCGTCAACCTTGCGGCCTTGGAATGTGGAAAGGGCATCAAGGTTTCGGTCTTGCATCTTGCGCAATTGGGATTTCGGCAACTTCGATGTGTCAAAGATGGACTTGATGAAGCCGTCATTCTTCTTGCAAGCAAACAACCATTGGTTGCGTGACCCTTGTTCGATGACCGCTTGAACCTTGGCCGCAAGTTGGTTGCCGACCTTTTGAACAAGGCCGTTCAATGCCGGATAATCTGCGAATGAGAAAGGAACATCCGGGTTGTACGTCCCTTTTGCCGCCGCATTGGTGATTTCAACCGTTGCCCGGCTGAACAATTCATCAACTAAACGGGCATATTGTTCGGTTGTCTGATAATGCGCCGTGTCGAATCCCTCAATGGAAAACCTTGTTGTTTTATATCTCTTTGCCATCTGCTTTCTGTTTTTGTTCAAAAAATCTGCATCGGTGTGTCGGTTCTGTACTTGGTGAAGTCCATTTTGCGAGACATTCCCAATACAAACCGCCATATTCACGGTAATTCGCGCACTTCATGCAATAAATCCGGGGCATCATCTTCTTTCTTCAACTCAAAATGTTCACATGTGTCATGCCGCAAGAACCGCGCCCATTTGTGGAACGGACACCAACACATGAAATATTCGCCGTTGATGTCTTTTTCGATTCTGTTGCCGGAATGAATGCAATCTTTGCACAAACCCGTTTCTTTTGCCCGTGACGGCGTTTTTGTCTGCTTGGTAGATACTTTCCTTGCTGCCATCATTCAAATTGCTTGACGGTCACGAAATCGCCCTTTTTGATGCGTTTGTATGTGTCCGGCTTCACATGGCATGGTATAACACCCAAGGAATCGGCGACAAACACAACCCATCGTTCGTGTACGGGCTTCCATGCCGCCGGGTGTGAAGCGTTGTTTTCCCGGATGATGTCTTGTTCCGTGACATGACGTTTGCCAACGACATAGCCGGAAACGGGATGTTGCCTACATGAAGCAAGCAACAATCCCATTGTTATGATTGCAAGAACCTTTTTCATTCCTCGTCACCCTTTCCGCCTTTTCCGGGCTGTTTCTGCTTGTTGGCCGGGTTGTTCGGGTCATCATCATCGTCATCATCAATGATTGGTTCGCCGATGGTGAACGAATTTTCCCGGTCTGATTGTTCTTTCAACTTCTGCATGGTCATTTCCGGGTTTTTGCTGATTCCAACCGATGCAACCGATTCTTCTTGCGAAATAACGGGCTTGTTGCCGTTGGCCGTCATCCAATAGTTCAATTCGTCAATCTCGCTTGTCAGCATGTAAGGGATGATTTCGGGTTCGATGTCAATTTCATCGGCATCGTTCTTGACCTTGCCGTTCATGTAGCCAATCCAAGCCTTGACAACATTCACGCGGCGTTGTAGGTATTCATCGAAGATTTCCCGCTTGTCCTGCACTTTCAAATGGGCATCCATGAAAAGCAACTTCAAGGCAAGGCCGGAAATCGCGCCAAGACCCTTGACGGCATCGAACGAAATGTCCGGGGTCTGTGTGATGGTGTATATCATCTTCAAAAGGGTCTCGATTTCCAACTTCACGGATTCCGGGGCTTGCTGCCAAGACACATATTGCATGGTTGCACCCTCTTCGCCCTCGATGACCGCGCCGGATTCGCCTTTCTTCGCCCATCCCTTGATGTCGCCCGTTGTGAATATCTTTGGCGATGCGTGATAATCGTTGGTGTCGGCAAAGTTGGAAAGCAACTTTTCAAGGCGGTCAACCAACTTGTCAATATCTTCACACTCAAAATGGTCTTGATGGCCAAAGATGACGGGAATCTTGCCAATTTCAATCTTCTTGGGGAATCCCTCAACGACTTCATACCCGTTCTTGCCGTTCAACCAAAGCCAATGTTCTTCGTCCGTCCATGTCTCAAAGTAGTCATAACGGTTCTTTTCGCCGTCAACATGGGCAAATGCGCGTGAAAATGCCACCATGTCGCCGGATTCGTCAAAGTATGGGTAAAGAACATCGCCGTTCTTTGGTGAAAAGACAACGCAACGCAACTTGAAAGGCGTTTCAAAGCCATATTTCTTGTGTTTGGCTTTCTGTTCCGATGGAAACCAATATTCGGCGGCATCCTTGTAACTGAAAATGGAACGGGCAATCTTGCGGTTCAACGAATTGCACTTCACATCCGACATGATGCGGTTGAATGCTTTCAAGACAAGTTCTTGACCCTCGTTTTCCGGGGCTGCATTGTAGGATGGGGGATTGCCGAAACAGAACGACACGGCGCGATTGACGATTAGTTTCTGAATGGCAACGGCAACGCGGGCAACTTTTTCGGTTCTGTAATTGCCTTTGTTCTCTGATTCTCCATCGGTCACGTCAATCACATTGCGGGCGGATTCCGCATTTGACATGTCATCGCCCGCATCAATCTTGACTTTCTTGTCCGGGCGCAAGATTGGGTCGTTGATGTCATGTTCCTTGGGGTTCAACGATTTGTTTGCCGATTCAACGTCCGGCAAATCAAGATAACGGTGTGACTTCAATTTCTGAATGTAGTCACTTGCGGTTGCGGCGGATTCGCCGTTCGCGGTCTGTGGGAAAAGTTCTTGAATCTTCATTTGTTCTTGAATTTATTTGTTTTATGTATGATTATCGCCCGAAAAGCCCGGCAACGTCTGTGTTCCCGTTCTTCTTGCGTTTCTCGACCGTACCCGTCAAGGCATCCGGGGCATCATCATGTTCATTGTTGCCAACTTTCATGTAACCCGTGATGGCTTGGTAAAATTCCGGGAATAGGATGTTCCAACCTTGCGGCATGAAACAGATATTTTGCACATCCGCCGAATTTTGGAAAATGCGTTGTTGCTTGTTGTCCTTTTGATGGAATGCCGTGAACTTTGTCTTGTTGTTGCCAAGGATGCGGCATTCTTTTTCGACTGCGTTCTTGAATAGGCGACCGCCGTTGTTCGCTTCGATGACACATTGCGAAACCCGGTGTTTCGTCAGCATCTTTGCAAGGTATGGTTGCGTAAACTCAACGGGCTTTTGCGTGTAAAGCACATCAACAATGAAGTTTCCAATTTCCGTTTCATCATAGATGATGGCACAAAGGTAGTCCGAACCCGTGTCCGCGACATCGACATAACACTTGCGAACGCACTTTTGCGTTGCCGGGCGGATGGCATATTCTGAAAAGCCCATTTCGTACATAAGTCCCTGCAATGGTTTCGGGTTCTGCATGTACTGCGTATCAAACACGAACGGGTTCTTCTTGCGCAAGTCAATCAATTCTTCCAAGGTGTGCTTGAAAGGCCAAAGGGCGTGTTGTTCCCCGGCTTCGTCTTTCTCGATGCAAGGCAACGAAAGAACCGTCCATTCGCCGGGTTCTTTGGTCATCAAGAATCCGCAAAGGTCTTGTTCGTGCAAACGCTGCATGATGATGACAATCGGCGTGTTTCGGCTGTTTACACGGTTGCGGATGGTCGATTCAAACTTGTTGTTCACCTTGTTACGCACAAGGGCGGACAAGGCATCATCCGGCTTGATTGGGTCATCAATGATGATTGCGCCGCCGAATGACGTGCAATCTATTTCCGGCAAAAATTCGTCAAGGGCTTCGCCAAGTTCTTTGTCGGATTCGGCATCTTTGACTTCATCAACAAGACCCGCGCCGAATCCCGTTACTTGTCCGGCGGATGATACGGCATACAACCCGCCGCCCTGCTTGGTGAACCATTTCTTTGTGTTCGGTGAAGTCGGCTTCGCGTCAAACAGACGTTGAAATTCCGGGTCGCGCATGATTTCTTGAACACCACGCGAATTGTCACGGGCAAGGTCATCGGAATATGAAAGATGAATGAACTTTGCCTTTGGGTTCATGGCAAGTCCATTCGCAATGAAGTTCTTGACGGCTTGTTCTGTCTTTCCGTAACGGGGTGCAATGTTGATGATAAGTTTCTTTGTTTTCCCGGCCAAGACATCGTTCAATGCGTCCGCAATCATCCGATGGTGCTTGCCGACAACGAACTTTCTGTGAAACCGGGATTTGAAGAAATACCGGGTGAAGTTCAATGTGTCTGACAAACACCACGTCTTTAATAGGTCGATGTCTCGGACTTGGTTATTCATTTAGACTTCATCTTCAAGTTGTTTCATAAACTCCTTTGCTTCTTTCTTGGTCAAGACGCGGGCGGGCTTCACAAGCGGTTCGCCGTTTGCACCCGTCAATTCCGCATTTTGGCGGTTCTTCCAATGGTCGGGGTCGCCGTTGGTCAACACAAAGATGATTGCGCCCGTGTCCGGGGCAACATGCTTGGTTGTCGTGACTTGTTCCTTGATTTTCGGAATCGGTGTCTTGCCGTCTGCTTCCATCTTGCCGGATGGAATGGTCGTGACCTTGGTTTCCTTGGCATCATAACCCTTGATTTTCTTCAACAAGGATTTTTTGGCTTCCAAAACAAACATTTCCATGCGGTCACGCTCTGCATCTTCAAGGGCTTGCACAAATTCGGGGTGGTCATCGCGCCATTGATACCACAAACGGCGGGAAATACCGACCTTTGCGCATATTTCCTCGATGGTGAACGTGTCGGTCTTTACAAACTCGACAATGCGTTCAACGATTGCTTTTGTGTACTTTGCCATTTTTGGTGCTTTTTATTCTTGTGCAATTCGTGCAAGTGCAATGCAATTGCATCGTTATTCTTTCAACTCACATTTGAAACCCCGGTCTTGAAGTTCTGAAAACAGCAACGACAACTTGGTCACATCGCCGCATTCGACAATCAACCGGGTTGAAATCACTTTCTTGCCGTCCTGCTTTTCTTCACCCTTGTCATCTTCGCCATTGTCAACGTCAACGCCCCAATCTTGCGGGTCAAAGTCGAACTTTTGCGCTTCTTGCATGATTAGGTCGGTGTTGAACTTCAAGTTGGCTTCGGACGTTGCGTTGTCTGCAAGTGCCATTTCGCGGCCTTGCTTGCTGTCAAGGTCAATGTCCGTTCGCTTCACGGCGACCAACTTTGTGCCGTCAGTCTCAACGATGATGACATCATCAATGCCGACATTGACACAATTTTCTGTTGTCTTGTTTCCGCCGATGATGCGGTTGTTCTTGTCAAGTAGGATGGAACGACCCGCGCCGAACTTGCGCAAGGATTCTTCAATCAAGTGTTGTCCGTATTCCGTTCCCTCGTTGAAGTTCTTGTCATCCGGGATAAGTTGTTCAATACTCGTTTCAATCAACTTTGCCATAATCAAATTGTGTTTGGGATTGCAACGTCTTGTTCCTCTCCATCTTCAATGACTTTGATGTCATGGATTGTTTCGTCAAAATCATCAAGGATATTATCACCAAGCCTTGCGACCTTGCGGATGATGTTCTTCTTTGTCAATCTTGTGTCGGGAAACTCGCCGACATAAACTTTGAATCTTACTTCGATTTCTTTCATACGTCAGAAAATTAAATTGTGAATAATGAATGCCAACGGGAATGCGACAAGTGTTCCAAGGTCTGTGAAGATGATGTCGTACAACTCAACCGTTCCATGACCCTTTGAATCCCACCATTCTTTGAGGAATGCGGCAACAAGTCCGGCGATGACACCGACAAGGGGAAAGAAGATGCCAACAACCAAGGCGATAATGAATCCGGCCAAGAAGTGCTTGCGTTTGTCGGCTTCATGGGACATTGAAACGATGCTTTTGAACATCGCAACAAGGTTTTCCCATAAGTCGGTGAACCACTCCTTGATTCTGTCTTTTGCCGGGGCTTTCTCAAAAATGGTTTCGGCGGCGATGAACACGGGCGGTTGTGTTTTGCCGGAACAAACGCCAAGCCATAAATTTTGCCCGAAAAGAATCTTTATTCTCTCCCATGCGGACGGCTTCCAACACGAAATACATTGTTTGCCATCATTCCAAACATGAAGCGATGTGCATTCCGCATCGGTCATCGTTTCGGGTCTTTGCAATACCTTTGTGGATTGCGGAAAATCAATTGGTTTCATAATCTCGAAATTAAAAATTGCAATTTTGGGGGCAAAGTTAAGGGATGTATTACAATAATACACCCCTTTCACTTCAAAAGTTATGCTTGACTTTTCAACATCAACGGCCAACTTTCGCCCGGATTG